CCACCATAGTTGGCTGCAGAGCCACTTCCAGTTCCGCCAGCAAATCCTTGACCACTTGTGCCAGAGCCAGGAGTTGTTCCGCTACCACCTCCGCCTCCACCACCGCCGCCACCAGAACCGCCTGAAGCTCCAGCTATATTTGCATCACGACCAGGAGAACCTCCACCACCGCCAATAGCAGTTAAAGAATTAAATACTGAATTTGAACCATTAACTCCTACATTACTTCCAGATGCTCCACCAGCACCGCCAGCTCCAACAGTAATGGTATATGTTGTTCCTACATTTAATGTTGTTGTATTAGTAAGTAATCCGCCAGCACCACCGCCTCCAGCAATACCGTTTCCTGCTCCAGTACCTCCACCTCCAGCACCACCAGCAACAATTAAATAAGATGCAGAATATGCTTGTGCCGCTAAAGTTTGCCAGCTTCCGTTATAGACCTCATAAGTATTTAAAGTGGTGTTATATCTTGTTGCTCCGTTAGACGGACTAGCTGGTCTTTCAGCGGTTGTTCCTCTTGGTGGATTAAACGCACCAGTAGCACTTCCAGCATCAACAATTCCACCTGTAGGAGCTAAAGCAATATTTCCAGTAGTGTCACCAGTTACTGAAAATGCTGTAGTCGAGGTAGTTCCAGCGTTTATTGTACTCATGCTGTATAGCTTCCTGAAGATGTAAAAGTCATAATTGTATTAGAGCCTAAAGTAGTTACTGTGGGGCTACCAGAAGTTGTACCTGAATAGTTTGCTGTAGGTACTAATACTATAACCACACCTGAACCACCATTAGCACTAGTAATTCCGTTACAAGTTCCACCACCGCCACCACCTGTGTTAGCTGTTCCAGCAGTAGCTCCAGATGGACTACCACCAGTTCCTCCGCCTCCATTACCACCAGCACCTACAGTACCACCAGCATAAGTTCCGCCACCACCGCCTCCAGCACGATAAACAGAAGTGCCAGTTACAGAAGATGCAACACCAACGCCACCAGCTCCAGCAACGCTTGTATTGTTTGTTCCACTACCGACTGCTCCAGCGCCACCGCCGCCTGCTGATGGATAATTTGGTGCGCCTGTACTACTGGTAGTTGAGCCACCAGCGTAGCCTTGTCCTGTAGTTCCTGAGCCACCTGTTGTAGCAATAGTGTTTTCTCCGCAACCGCCACCACCAGAGCCACCAGCAACTCCATTTGGTTGGTTTGCACCTGAACCTGAACCGCCTCCACCTCCACCGCCTGAACTAGTAATAGAAGCAAATACAGATGAACTTCCGTTGTTACCTGCATTACCACCTGTAACCCCAGCACCACCAGCACCGACAGTAATTGTGTAAGTAGTTCCAACAGCTAAACTAAGAGCTGATTCCGCAGATGCACCTCCACCAGAAGATTCTCCAGAAACTGAAGAACGATAACCACCAGCTCCTCCTCCTCCGCCACCTGATGAAGCAGAATTACCACCTCCTCCAGCTCCGCCACCGCCAATAACTAAATATGATGCAGAATAATTTCCATTTTGATTAGCAACAAGAATCCAAGAGCTTCCATTCCAAGTTTCTAAACCACCAAATGAAGTGTTGTATCCTGTTTGTCCTGTTACAGGTGAACTAGGTCTACCGCCTGTTGCCCAAGTAGCAAAACCAACGCCAGTAGAAGAATTTACTGAAGCTGTGCCAGATGTTCCAGTTAATGTAAGTGCCATATTAAATTACCACCCATCTTTGTCCAGAAGCTACGGTTACTGTAATACCACTATTAATAGTCATAGGGCCTACAGAGAATCCATTGCTTCCGGCAGCTATTGTTTGATTTGTAGATACGATGTCTAGGTTTTGTGTAATTGGTGTGGCAGAACCAGAAAAAACAACACTAGACCAACCAGTACCTGTAGATGTCAATACATTACCTGCTGTGCCTGGGCTTGTAAGTCCTGTGCCTCCATTGGCGGCTGGTAATGCTGTACCGCTATAAGTCATGGCAATAGTGCCAGAACCTGTAATTGGTACGCCTGATACTGAGAATATAGAAGGTACTGTAGCGCTTACAGAAGTGACTGTGCCTGTAGTTGGTGTAGACCATGTAGGCGTAGCGCCTGTGCCAGCAGAAGTTAATACTTGACCAGCAGTTCCCTGGCTACCATCAAAACTGGTTGTGCCTGTTACGCTTAAATCTACAAAACTACCATTTTTAGGAGTTGTAGCTCCAATGGTCATATTATTTATTGTGCCTACGCTTGTAGGATTAATCTCAACTGAGCCTGAACCAGAAGGGTTCATGTGTACATGACCTGTTCCAGTAGGGCTAATGTCTATTTGTGCGTTTGCACCATTTAAGTTAGTAGATACATTAACTGACACATTATCGCCACCGCCAGCACCCATGCTTATTTGGGTTGTACCTGCGGAATTTTTAAGCGCTAAACCACCTGAGTTTGTAGCCTGGACAATAGGAGTAATGACGCTAGTTGTAGCGTTAAATGTAGCGTTGTTAATAACACCACTAGCATCTTGGTACGCTGCTTTGCCAGCAGGGTAATCGCAAAACACATACAAAGTACCTGTAAAACTAACTAAAGAACCAGCGTTACTGGATGCAAGTACAGTAGTTCTAGCTAAAGTTCCTGCACCTACAGTACCAATACCCACTTCCCAATCTGAAGCCCCAGCGTTGTAGATAGTGTAATAAGTTGTATTGCCGTTACCAATTGCGCTAGAAAAAGTCTGAAACTGAGTAACAGCGCCAGCAAGGGTCAATGTCCCTGTGCCTGTCGTTGTACTTGTTTCTTGTACTCTGTCTTTAAGAATAAGAGCCATATAAGCCTTTAAGCATTACCACGAATAAATGTACCAGCAGTAATGGCAACAGTTTGACCTGATGATATAACTGTGCTGTTTAAGTTCATATCAGCGCCAGAAGTGCCAACTGAGCCATCCATCACTACGGTTGTGCCATCAGATTTAACTATGCGAAAAAAGGTAGCTGTGCTTGATGCTACGGCTGTTCCGCTTGTAACTGAGCCTAAAGTAATCGTACCGTTAGAATCTGTACCAAAAGAACCGGCAACCGTTAGGCTAACTAATAGGGTTTGGGTAGAGATAGCAGTATTAGCGTTAGCTGGTTGAGTGCCGTCATATAAGCGAATAATAGAACCTGAACCAGCATAGGTAATTAACCCTGTTTGCTGGGCATCTCTAGTACCGTTTGAATACTTTAAGTTTGAGGCCATTAGTTAACTCCAATAATCTTACCGTTTTCATCACGGATAACTTGCTTAGGTTGGGATAGTTTCTGCATCAATGCAGCTACCATTTGGGTCAACTGAGCGTTGGTTTGTTGCATATTTTCCATTGCTGGCTGTAGTGGATGATTTGCCATTTGTGAGAATCCCATCGTATCTTGTAGGTTGCGAGCTTGCTCTACTGCCTCAATATAAGCATCTGAGCCGTCAGTTAATCCTTGACCAATTCGAGCAGTTTCTATTTTAGTCGAATTATCCAAGTAAGCTAAGAGGATAGCTTTATTATTCTCCAGCTCTAACTTCATTTTAGTTAATTGCGCTTCCATGTTCATTTCTTCCATGTTGCGCTTTTCTTCTAACTGGAACTTAAGCTGATTTTCTTGAGCCTGGTACTCTTGTTTGGCTTTCTCCAGCTCATTTTGCATCTGCATCTTCTGTTGCTCCATCTGAGCCTGTTGTTGCATCTTCTGCTGTTCAGCTTGGATTTGCATTTGCATTTTCTGAATTTCAGGAGGAGGCGGCTTAGGCTGACCCTTAGATTGCTGTGCTACTTCTCTAATTTGGTCTGCTGTTTCGTCAATAATGCCTTCTAATTGCTTGCCAGCTCTAAATGCGGTAACGCTAAACTTGAGCATCTCCATAAGCATTGGAGCTAGTTCAGGCTGGGCAGAAGCCGCAGGTAATGCGGTTTGCATAAATCCACCGACTGCCGCCAAGAAAGCCATACGGTTATTCTTTTCAGCTTCCTCATCTTGGAAAATCATTGAATCAGTAGTAACCTCGATACGGAAGTTTGCCGCTGTTTCGTTTCTAAGCAGTTCTAAAGCCTGTGGAATCACTTGTTGGTCTTGTTGACTCAACTGTGATGCACCAGATATTTTTAATATTGTGTCATCGGTAAAATGATTGCAGATAATCTGCGCTTTGATTTGCAACAGCTTAGTAGCAAAATCCACTACATTGTGCTGCATAGTCTTTAAACGACCGGCAGCGTTATTTGACTTAATAATTTGAGCGCCAAGCGTTTCATTGGGGTCAGTTTGACCACGCTGAATATCGGCAATACCCATGATTTCGTAAATTTGACCCTTAACCTGCTCCATAGCCTGATAGCAGGACACTAAAGCAGAAGCAAAAGGAGCGATGTCTACTAGGTCAATAGCGCCTTTCATGCCTTGCTTCTCAGCAAATGCACCCCAGTTTTTAACAGGGATTAGGGTATTGTTTTCGCCTTCGGAGAATAAACGCTGTAGCTCAGAGTTAGAAGCATCGTATACACCACGCACTTTTAATGCGTTAATCAAGCCATCAATGCGGTCTGCCAAGGTGTCAAGCTCTCTAGCTTGGTCTTGGTACATTGTAAAGTCAGGGATTGGCTCAAGACTATCTGTAGTAATTGTGGAATACAAAGGTTTTGGACAAGGCCAGAATCCTTCTAATTGCAATGGGTCATCACGCTCATCAAGAATCTTGCCTAATGACTTGCTAATCCACAGGACTTTGCCTGTTTCTTTATCCCAAATCTCATAGATAAGGGCTTCGTAAGAACCTTCTACTGGCTTTTCTGAACGCTTTAAATCTTCTGGCTTAGTGTCAAGTGGCACTTTACCGCCAACTTCTTCACCGAAACGCTCTACCAATGCAGGGCGGTTCATGTAAACCTTACGCCAGACTGCGGTTACTTCTTCCCAAGTTCTACCTACGGTATGACCAAAGTCACGCCAATGAACATAGTCTACAGGGCAGCACTCATACTCAATGCGCTCCTGGTTCTCATTCTCCATGCCGCCTTCAGTTTCAGCTTCATCGGTATCTTCGGTAACTTGGTAGCCATCTTCAGGCTCATCCTCTACTTCACCAGCAATATGCGGCTCATAACGAACCCAAGCTGTGCCTCTGCCGCCTAATAAACGGTCAAGTACAGCGTAGTTCATTGAGGCTTTGTAATCACCGTAATGCTCAATCTCAAACTCTAAAGCTCTTTCAAGCATCATTGATGCTACACGGCCTATAGGGTCATTATCCCTAAATCTACGAGATACATCAGGTCTTGGAAGTCTAGCAAAGATAGCAGGTTGGATTGTTTGTACATTGCTCCATAGGATATTGAAGCGAGCATTAGGGTTGTTTTGGAAGCGACTATCATCTTTGTACCTACGAATTATGCGGTCTGTGCGGTTTTCCCACTTCTTATAGGTTCTTTCGTAACCCATAATGGTGTTGTACCACTTTTCGTATGTATGCGTCATTAATATCTCCCTGTTGAGCGAGTGGGATTTGTTTTCCACATCTCGTTCAGCGTTACATCAGTTTTACCTACAAACAACCCTCTAATCTTGTCATCTTTGGGCAATGCTTTTTCTTCTTCACGCCAAGCAATACTCATCATTCTAAATGCGTCTGCACCGTGAGAAGTCCAATCGTGCCTAGGTTTATCCCTAAATACTTTTCTATCTTCATCGTACTCACGCTGATATTGCCGTAAACATTCAATGCCATCGTCACATTTTGTATCGAACCAGCAACGCAGTAATGCAAGCCTACTTGCTTGAATTCCGTCTTGTAACGATAAACTTGGGACAATCTTCATCTTTTCTATAGGAATTTTAACACTTAATTGCTCAATGATGCTTTTACCACCGCTTGCTAAAGTCTTTGCTCTTGCATCATGGGGCAGCCAATGCGTTCCATATTTGTATTTGTACTCTTGTTCTTTAGCTTGAATTAGCCCTGTGTAGTAAGCAATAGCCTGTCCATTGGATGAATGGTAGTCAAGAACCCTTATTTCGCCATGTACCACTTGATACCACCAAATGCTTGTATCGTCTGAGTAACCTAAGTCCCAGGCGGTATGTACAGGGAATAGTGGGTCATACTCTACCTCGGTAATACGACCAGCATCGGTCAAGGCTCGCATCTCTTTACCGTAATAAGCCCCTAAAATAGCGCTTTCAAAGTCACATTCAAACTCTTGTAAGTATTGGTCTTGAGTCATTGACTTAGCAGCATCGGCTAATTCTTCCGGCGGCAATAACCCTGTCTTACTAGCTCTTAGGGTTTTGGCGTACCAATCTGGTGACTGTAAAGCATTGCTATACACATCCCAAAAGGCATTATGACCCTTTGGTGTACCAATAAATACTGCCCAACCTAGTCTGTCTGCGAGGAGTGGTCTAATAATTTCACCCCAAATACGAGGGCGCATATCAGCATATTCATCAAGTACGATGCCATCAAGGTAAAGACCACGCAAGGAATCAGCATTGTCAGCACCAAACAGTCGAATCCTCGCACCATTAATGAGTTCGACCCAAAGTTCGCTTTGATTAGCCTTTGCCATAACAGGCTTAGAGAACCTAAGGAGATAGTCCCAAGCAATGTTTTTAGCTTGGCTGTAATAAGGGGCAACATAAGCGTATCTCCCATCCTCTTTGTTTTCAATAAGTGCTTTATATATCAACTCATTAATACAGGAAACAGTTTTACCACAGCGTCTATGCGCTACGATGACAGCCCAGCGTTCTTGGCGTTCATGGAAGTCTAAGAATACATCTCTTGGACAATAGTCCAATTCAATATCTAGGACTTCTTCCAAGACACCACCATTCGTTGAGGAGCTTTAGCATCACCTACTACTTCAGTACGAGCTAGTTTAGGGACATGGTATTCAGATACTGCCATTAGGCAATCAAATGCAACTTTAGGGCCATGCTTAGGGTCACTAGCAATGGATTCTAGCCACTCTTGCATACGCTCAGAGTTAGCATCAACGAAATTAGCAAACGCCTCTCGAGCCTTCGCAGTAGCTTTATTAGGCGTTCCTTTAGGTCTGCCAGCTCTATTTAGATTGCCTTCTACAGATTTTGATACTTTATTTGTCATATAAACTCAAGGTGTTGATTTATAAGGACTTTATTCTACTACATATTTTTATGCAATATCAGGGTCGTAAACTTTGTTCATTGCGTCATGTAATGCTTGTTTACGCCTCATTCTTGCGTTCTCTTTAGCATTAAGTGTTTCGCCCTTACCGCCTACTGCTAGTTCTTGTGGCTTTGGCTTATTACGCTTCTTTTCTTGTTTTTCAAGCGTAGACTCTACATGGGGTCTAAGCATAGCGTTTTCTGGCGGATAGCTTCTTGTCATGTGTTTCATTACATACCCTTCATTTTGTCAGTAATGATTTCTTTTCTTGTTTTGGCGGCTTGTTTAAAGTCTGATGCACTAGGAGCGCCTTTAGAACCTACTTTACGCATCTTTTCGCCAGAGCCATTCTTAATCCGTTCTTGCTTTCGGTGGATATTGGCATAAAGTCCGTTTTTCATTAGCATTTCCACCTTGCTCTAGCTGCCTTGCCTCGTTCCCCATTCCATCCTTTAGACCTTGCACAGAAACTATCGTGTCTTGGGCCGGATGATTGAGGTGCTTGTAAATTACTATTGTTTTTAGCGTTATAAGCTGCTCGACCTTTAGCCGTCATTCCTGCACCTTGTTCGGTAGGCAAATAGTTCTTGCCTTTGCCGACTGTGGTCTTTGGAATAGGCTTATCGTGCTTTTCTACTGCGGCACGAATTTGGTCTTGTCTACTCATTTCATGTACTTTTCGTAAGCAGCTTGTAATTTAGCCTTGCGTTTGCCTTTGGCATGGGTGCGTTCTTCGCTTAATGCTATTGCCAATGCTTGTTTCTTTGGCTTTCCTGCGGCAACTTCTGTCTTGTAGTTCTTACCTACGCTCTGTGCCGAGCCTGATTTGTCCATTGGCATAATGTATTCCTATTTTAAAAAGCGTAGCTTGTAAAGGGTAGAGTCTATTAATTGAGCTATTTCATCAATAATATTCTGAATTTGGGTTTCTTGCGGCAAATCTTGGCGAGCAGCATCTACAAAATTCTTCAATGATTCCAAGTATTTAAGCGGTTCTTTGGGTTGATGGTAGGTAGATGGAAAGCTAGTCAGCTTGTCATAACAGCCCATATAGGCTTCTACTAAGTCATCTACCAATGGAACGATTTCATCGTAATAAGTGCCAAGCGCCATGTGTTTACTAAAGGAGTCGGTTGACCAATGAAAAAAGTGGGTATTTGTTGCGCTGTGCAATAAGGTTGAGGCAAACATAGCCATATTTTCATTCATAAATCACTCCATTTTTAATGATTTTAACACTTCAATAGCTTCTTCGCTAGAATCTACCCTGTATAAATGCCCACCTTTCCAACCAGCAATAAACTTTAATTGGTCAGGGGTAAATTTTTTATTAGGCCCATCTTTAATTTCTATTAAAATAGTATGTCCTTCGTAAGCAACCAAAACATCTGGTATTCCTTTACCAACCATGTGTAACAAGTAAACATCAGCTCCATTGTCTCGTAGCGCTTTAACAACAATGGCTTGATTTTTATCTACTTTCTTGTTATATGTCATGTTTTTCAGTTAGTATTTGGTAACTTATTGATTATAGGGGAATAAATTGAAAATCCTGTTGCTTGACATAGAAACCTCGCCCAATGTGGCTCATGTGTGGGGTATATGGCAGCAAAATGTTGGGTTATCCCAACTTTTAGAGTCCTCTTACACAATGTGTTATTCAGCCAAATGGCTTGGGGAAAAAGACATTTACTTTGATTCTGTTTACGAAAGTACCCCTAAATCAATGTTAAAAGGCATACATGAACTTTTAGAAGAAGCGGATGGAGTTTGCCACTACAACGGCACAAAGTTTGATATGCCCACTTTAAACAAAGAATTCTTGCTGCATAAAATGACGCCACCGCCACCAATGAAACAAATAGATTTGCTCAGAGTGGTTAAAAGTCAGTTTAGATTCCCTAGTAATAAACTAGATTATGTAGCGCAGCGCTTAGGTCTTGGTAAAAAGAAAGAGCATGAAGGCCATACGCTGTGGATTAAATGTATGGCTAATGATAAAAAAGCCTGGGCAACAATGAAAGAATACAATATTCAGGATGTGTTATTGCTTGAAAAACTGTACAAACGCTTATTGCCTTGGATAAAACAACCAATAAATCTAAACATAATGATGAAAGATAGGAATGGGTTTAATTGTCCTACTTGTAGTAAACCATCATTACTTAGCAAAGGATTTAGATATACAACTACTGGAGCATATCAGCGCTATCAATGTAAATCCTGTGGCGCATATTCTACAGATACTAGAACAGTCATTCCCCACGCAAAACTTAAACATTTAGCATGAAATTAACGCCTAAGATACTTGAAAACCTATACCTATGTATGGCTTCTTGCTATCCGATGCGTAATTGGGATTTGCCGCCACCAGAGCTAATTACATTTTCCGTAACTAGGGAAACTGATGCTATGGCAAGCTATCGGCATGATGATGAGCTAGAAAAGCCTCATATCATTACTGTCAGCAGATTAAAAAATGAACATTTTGATACGGTTCAAAGAAGTTTGGCCCATGAAATTGTCCACATGAGCTTTTGGAAAACAGGGGCATGGGATAAGCATGGTAAAGCGTTTAAAACACGCACTAGACAAGTTGCTAGGGAGTTTGGCTGGGATAGCTTAGAGCTTTAAGTACCAAACGGTCTACCCCAACGAACCTCATCTTCACTCAGTAAATTTTCCAAGTTTTTGATTTTGTCGTTCCAACAACTCCTCACAGGATATTCCCCATTTTTTTTCAAAACCATTGACACCCATTCGGTGAATACTATCGTTTCCGTTCCGATGATGCTCAGGGCATAGTGCAAGCACAGGGGATGCAGACCGAACATTTCCATGTCTGCGAACATGATGGAGTTCGCTCGGAGTGCCTTCAAACCCAAGGATTTCGGAGCAGAGAATACATCCGAGTCCTGCAATTTTGTTAAGTGATTTCTTTTCATTTTTTGTAGCCATTTGCTAGTGTGTACCAATCTCTATAAAATTGTTTTAATTCTGTAAAGCTAGTACCGCACTTCATAAACTCACCGTCTTTGGTAATTTGCCAATAGCTTTCTACAACGGTGTCATTATCGGTATTGCCAACAATGATAAGCACTATAAAACCTTCTTTACTAGCTAAAGATTTAAGCATAATCTTTTGGCCTTCGCTTAACTTTTCGCCAGGGTTTTTCCATTCCATAATTAGGAATTGACCATTGCGCTCTACAACACCATCTATGTCACATGGTACAAAGCATGGGTTATCAAGTATAAGCCCTTTAAAATCAGAGTAATCTTGGTGTTTAGCCAAGATATTACGCATTAGCTTAGCCATTGCTTTCTTATCTGTTCGTATGTAGCAAACTCTAATTTAATGGTTTCATCTGCTAAATCATGGGCTATTCTTGTAGCTTTTTCGTATTGGTTTTTAAGTGTAGCGGTGTGATAGCACTTTAATAGTTTTTGTATACGCAAATAGTTTTCAGAGTAGTCAGTCATCTAGTCAGTCTTTCAATGTTACGGTTGCTTGCTTCTGTTGTACGCCAGGCTTCAAATCTCATCTTAGCTGCTTCTAATTGCCATCTAAGCGCTTCTGTTTGCTCTGTGGCTATTCCAATGGCTTTGCATAAGTCTTGGTATTCTTGGCTTGCGTAGGCTTCCATTTCTTTTGCAGCAATGCTAGAACCTTTTGATTCGGTAGCTTTAATTGCTCTAAGAGAATGTCTAAAATTTTCCAACTCTGCCAATCTGCCTTTTGCAGCCGCATAATCTGGCGCTTTCTTGAAAATGAAGTCAATTGCATCATTTGGGTCTTTCATTTAAGTGTCATCCATAAACCGACTTGAGCAAAGCTGTAGCCAATCCAAATCATTGCGTTAGGAATAGAGCCTTTAAAGTATTGGGCCAATCCTACAACTAGATAACCCAAACCAGTAGCTGCAACAATAATTTTTTCTATTTCCATCCCTGTCCCCTATTTCCTTTAGCGTATTGGTCTATAAAATCATTAAGCAAATGGTGAATATTTGGTGATTTGCTTATGTATTCCCTAAACCATTTAAGACCTTTTTTGTGTCGTAAATTACACAAAAATCTTACTCCACAGCGATGCTTAACTTCCTCAGACATTTTTCTTTAAGCGTTTGATAAGTGTCGTAACCATTGCCAATTACACCCAACTCTTTAGCTTTAGATTCAATACCTTCATTAGTAAACATCCACTTTTTGTCAATTTTCTCTCTCCTAGGTTCAATGACTAATTCATCTTCCCAGCGCTCTTGGTTTAGCCAGGTAGCTGGATGGGGTATGTATTCTAAATCAGTTTCTTTAGCTTTCCAATACGCTAAATGGTCATCTATAGCCCTACAAGCGTCTAATTGTTGTTGTTCTGTTAACTTAGCAAATGCTTTACGAGCAACTGCTTTGGCTATCTTTCTTGGGTATAAAGACCAGAATTCTTCAAACATCTTCCTCTCCGTCATCATCTGCAAATTCCATAATACCCACAATTACTTGCATTAAATGAGGATATTTAACATGAAATGTACGCTGTTCTTCTTCGCTATACCAATCTGGGCCATCACACAAATCAGCTTCATAAGCATTTTTTAATTCTTTTGCGGCAACTGAAAGTATTTTCAAACTGTTCATTGCAGCACCCTTGGGCTTGATGGTGTTGGTGGGCTTGGCGGTACTGTGTAGCTTGTGTTACCAACCACCGAAGTTGTTATACCGCTTGGGGTTTGAATAACAACTTGACCTGGGTACAAAGTAGCTACTTGAGTAGTAACGCCCATAGGGTTTACAAACTGTGCTGTATTGCCGTTTATTTGAACTGTGCCAACATTGTACCCAGCAGAGTTAGTTAGTTGTACAGTTTGAGCTTTAGAAGGTATTGCATATGCAAACAAACCTCCTAATACTGCACCTAGTAAACAAGCGCCTAAAAAGTCTTTTACTGTAGTTTTCATTTAAATCCCCTTAAATGTTTACTCGTTATTGAGTAAATGTAGTTTCCCCAATAGTCTTGTAATAGTCCACTAGTATTTATCCCTAGTTGTTAAAATACAACTTCCAAGAGGTTTGAGCGAACCTAGCCTACCTAGGTTGCCTTCAAAGTTCTTCCATTGAGGAATCGCTTACCCATCAGTCTTGCGAGGCACAGGCACTAATTTCGCCACCTGTATTGCGCTGTTTCAGCCTCTTACCCTACTAGTAACGCTATAACCTTATGCCGCTACGATGTCGTTAGAGCCGCCAGCACAAGGGATATGAATTCTACACTAAATTCTTTCTATGAAAGCGTTGTTTTTTGGCACAAGCTCAGGCCATATCCAATGCCAACATTCTGGAAACATTTCTTGGCGTGTAATAAGCCCATGAGATTCTTTTTCTAGCAATGCTGCCAACATCATTAGTTTATCAACTGGAATGGTGCTATTGCGCCATTGGTATACCGCTTGTACGGTGACATTGGTTTTCATAGCCACTTTTTTAGCCCCACCAAGTAGCTCAATCATTTGTTCTGCGGTAAATTTATTTTTCATAGTAAGTTAAGTTTACCCTATTTGTTTTATTTTAACGACACGCTTGCACTTTTTGTAAATTTACTTTAAAGTAGAACTATAGCAATTTTGCTATGCCATTAAAGGGGAATTTTATGGGTGAATTAAACCAATTAATGCTAGAGCATGAAGAATTTTTAGAGTCATCGCTCGATGACATGGAATACGGTGGCGAGCTTACACAAGAGCAAGTCGACTGTATACGCCAGGCTTGTGGCAAACCAAAGCGCAATGTAGTCTTAAAAGAATTGTTTGATGACTTTGGCGCAATCTTTGGGGGTGCAAAATGAAATCATTTTTAGAAATAAATGACTTTATTGGGCCTATAGAAATAAATTTTCGTGATTATATGGCAGCTAAAGCTATGCAAGGAATGATTGACAGTTCTATTGAATCAGGAGTGTCATTAGAGTTTATAGCTGAATCTGCTTACAGAATGGCTGACGCAATGATGGAGGCTCGCAATGAACCAATCTGACTCTATTGCTAACCTTGCTTTAGCTTTATCTATCGTACAAGGAAAACTTACTTATGCGGTTAAAGACTCTGCTAATCCTTTTTTTAAGTCTAGGTATGCTGACCTTGAGTCTGTTTGGGATGCTTGTCGTAGCCTTCTTTCTGAAAATGGGTTGGCAGTTTTGCAATTTCCAGGGGAATATTATGATGGGGCTATGTCCTTAACTACTATCCTAACGCACAAGTCTGGCGAATGGATAGGCCAAGAAGCATCTTTTCCTGTATCTAAACCTGACTCGCATGGATGTGCAAGTGCTGTGACATACATGAGAAGAATTTGTTTAGCAGCAGTAGTAGGAGTAGTACAAGCAGACGATGACGGTAATGCCGCTTCGTCACCTAAACCAGTAGTAAAAGCAAAGGATATTTAATCATGGCTTATGTACCAAAAGAAGGCTCTGGGAGCTTATTTAAAAATGACCGCAAAACAACTGAAAATCACCCAGATTACCAAGGTTCTATTATGGTCAATAACCGTGAACATTATCTTTCTGCGTGGGTTAAGGAAGGCGCAAAAGGCAAGTTTTTTAGCGTATCTATTGGCAAAGAAAAACAACCTAAAGGCTTTACCGCTAAAGGTGCTGATGAAATGCCAAAAGACCTTGACGATGTCCCTTTTTAGGAGATAAGCATGAAAACCGCTATTAATGATGCTATCCAACAAAACATTGTTTCTATTCATACTGAGGAATACCATGTGGATGAAGAAAGACAGTTGATTTCTATGACCTTAGAAGGGTTGGTTGGTGTCATTAATACGGTTGTCAAAGCAGCGGCAGAAAAAGTAACAAACGAGGCTGAAAGAGCCGAAATTTTAAAGATGTGTAACTAAGATGCAAATAAGGGGATATTCATGTCACAGCATTGGTATTGCGCCCAAACAGGCGCACCACGCTATACAACCATTGGCAAAAACGGTAAAGAAAGAAACACTACACTTAGAGATGCCAAAGCAAACCCAGGTTCACTTGTCCCAAGCGTATCTACAATTAATGGACAATTATCAAAAGATGGCCTTAATACATGGTTGCAAACTGAAGCCATAAAAGCTGCCGCAGAAAACCCAAGGGGTCTGCAAGAAGAAGAAAAAGATTATGTAGCCAGAATATTAGAACTGGCAAAGCAAAAATCCCAAGAAGCCATGACTAGGGGTACTCTTATACATGACTTCATAGAAGCGTTTTACAACCAAGAATATATGCCAGAGATGCCTACCTATATCCGCAAGGTAGATGACGCCATAACAGCCCATTTTGGCACTCAGCTATGGATTCCTGAACAGTCTTTAGTTAACCAAGAAGGCTATGGTGGTAAATGCGATTTATATTGCAAAGCAACACATGACTTTGGTGGGGTCGTAATTGACTTTAAAACTACGGAAAAATCCCCTGGTGATTTAACACCCTATCTAGAGCATACACTACAGTTAGCAGCTTACAGAGAGGTTTTAGCCCCTTCTGCACGATGCGCTAATGTTTACATTAATGGCACTACAAATGAAGTTGCCATTTACGAGCATAAAGAACAAGACATTAGAGATGGGTATGAGATGTTTTTAGCCTTGCTCAAAATATACAAACTTAAAACTGGGTTAAACTAATCAAGAGGTGGTGGGTGTGCTATCCCCTTTGCACAACCATACATCACGGAGTCCTGCCACCTCACCTTATTCGGGTCTGTGCATTTTCTGCCAGTTAAAGGTTTATAAACCGCCCATTCTTATTTTGGGCGTTAAGCCGTCAATGTAGGATGCAGTAATTGGGTACTTTTGCGGCTTTCTCGCCCATTGTCAGCAACTGCCAAATACAGCCCAATTTATATAAATACTTATATACATTTGCATAAATACAACACTTAGGGTTTTCACCTATATAAAAGTGCATGAAACTTTAAGAAACTGAATTTTTAAAGGGGAAAATCATGGAAAAAGACGGTTATCACATTTGCAGCGTATATATTGGCAACACTTCAGTTGACCTGTACGGCTACAACCAAGAGATAGAATACGCATACATTGGCGATGAAAACATAACAGAAATGTTACATTACCTCGATGTTTGGCCTCAGGTTGAAGAATTGGCTGAAAACGAAAAGCCTTGGTCATAATGGATATTAGGAAAGTGTTTGAGGGGGAAGCCCCTTGTGATAAATGCGACCAAGCTCAAGATTGCAAAGAAAATGAATGGGCTTGTAGAGCGTTTTCTTTTTATGTATTAAATGGCAGATTTGAGGAATATACAGTTAGGCAGCCAACCAGGTACATTTTTAACAAGGTGTTTAAAGAAGATGATACTGCCCTTAAAAATTACTTAAAATCTGTTAAAGCTAAAGAAGAAATGGGGATACATGACCTCTTTGAAGAATGATATGTTTAAGATGTCTGGGCAAATTGACAGCGTTATAAAGATTAGCGGCACTACATTAGACGCTAAAAGACGCATAGTTTCTAACTTTAATCCATTGTTTTACATATTTGGGTATAAATTACAGCAAAAACCTTGGTTAACTTACGAGGAAATGTATGTTTAAGCTATTCATAGCGGTATTTTGGTTTATAGCGATTATGTTTTTAATGTGGTCGCATAGCGCACCTTCTACAGAGGTTTTTGCTTGTAGCGACCTTCCTAGTAATGCACCAGCAGATGTGAGGAATTTATGCAAATTGAAATTAAGATAACAAAAGAGCATAAAGATGGGTCAGCAGATGCAGCTGTTAACTTTGATAAAGAAGGGCTTGAGTTTTTAGTGCAAGAAGGCCTTATATCTGTATTAGAACAAGCAATAAAGCACAATAAAAACGCTCAAGAAGGCATTAAATTAAGAAAAGAGTTAGAGGTAGCCCATCATAAAAACGGCAAAGTAATCACTAAAAAGGTGAAATTATGACTATATTTATATCAGCTATGGCTTTAAGCGGAATAATAGCTTGGTCAATAATGATTGTGATTGTTGTTCTAATTCACATGGAGAGCAAATAATGGATAACGATTACATTTACACGCCAACAGGCACAGACATTACGGTACGCTGGAGATTAACTGGTTGGATTCCACCTTCTGAATTACCAGAATATTTGGCTAAATGGAAACACTTTCAAGAGCTGCCATTACGCAAATTAGATGACAATGCTAAAAAAGAGTACGAATTAGTAATGAAAAAAGCTAAAGTAATGCGTATTCGTTAGCCGTTTTTAATCATATCTAGTGCTTCTTTTTCTTCTCTGTCTACCCTAGCAAGCCATCCCTTACCAAAAACAGGGAATGTTTTTAATGACTTGTAGTATTCACGCCTAGCGGTACAGAATTTCTCGATAAGATTTGCGCTAATACTGGCGGAAATGAGTTCTCTTGTTCTAGGGCCAATAACTCCGTCAGGTACGCAGCCAATAGCAGACTGAAGAAGTTTAACGCTTCTTCCTGGGCCTGCGTTAACTGCCATTGAAAATACAACAAAGTCGAGTCCCCTAGGTAATACTTCACAATATGCTGTTCTCCAATATTTAAGCTCATATAAGGGGGCTACATCGTCTTTGGTAAGGTTTTTCATGGTCTTAACAGAATGACCTACATATTCTTCCCAAACAGCCTTGGTGACCCCTAAATTTGTTTCACCACCAGGGTCGCTAGGATGATTAACCCAACCACCTTCAGACTGTAAAACTAAATCTAAACACTCTTGAAAATCATTTGCCATTCTTTTTATCCATAATCTTTTCTAATGTTCTGCCACCAAAGTACGCAGACATGATTAGCATACCCCATTGCCCAAGCAACTCAACATAAGCCTGTTTTACATTTAATTCAAATGCAGAAGATGTAGCAAATATAAAGTATCCTGCCAAAATAGCTATTAATGTCATTGGGCGAATATTCTTAGACAACCAAGAATCGCTTGACATATCTGATTGCCAGCGTTTTGTAATTTCTTGGGATTCAGCAATATCAGCGTTAATTTGAGCTAACTCACCATTCTGTTGCATTTCCAACAATTTAAGTTTAGCTTGTTCTGCTTGTACAGGGTCAGGAAAGACTTTATCTAAAATCTTGCCACCAATGTCTAGTAATGCGGCTAATGGAAACATTTAAAAAGCTCCTAAAACAAATTTAAGCCACAAAGTAACAATCAATGCAGCAATAAAACACCATATTTGAACCCTTCTAACTGCTTTTAAATCATGCTGATATTCTTCATTTTCTTTGCGTTGCATATTTTCAATATCTAGCTTAATTTTTAATACTGCTTCCCACTCTTTTGCACCATATTTTTTTATAAATTCAGACTTTAATTTAAATTCTTCTTCAGTAATTAACCGTTTTTTTCTGTATTCTGCAAGGGCTTTATGTATTGCTAACTGCTTTTTTACTTCAGCTTCACGCTTGTTTATTTGTCTTTGTCTTGCTTGTCTTTGAGCAACATCCAATCCATCTTGCTGTATGTGTTCAATAGACTCAGACAGGCCCTTACTTGCAGCTCTGCTTGCTTCAATGCTGTCTGTAAGGCTTTTGACGCCTTCAGGTATTCCGTATGCCACATTCTTAGCCCACCTTGATATGGCCTACGCCAGCAAGATAGGTAACCACTCCTATTGCTGCAACGCCAACAAACCAAAAAAACTTGGTAACAACAGACCTACCAACAGAGGTATAGACATTTTCAATAACTCTTTCTGTTACTTTTTCAACAATATCTTCTATTTCTTTGTCAGTTAGGTTAGGCATGATTAGGTTTTCTTTCGTACAGTTTTCTTAGTTGCTTGTTTTTTAGCGGCTGGTTTTTTGGCAGCAGGTGGCTTAGCAACTGGTTTGTTTATTTCAAACTTTGGTTGCAAACCAAATTTGTCTAGTATCCATGTAAATGTAAAGTTCATAATTAACCTTTCAATGCGGCAATTTCAGCGTTAGCTGCATCAAGACCAGCTTTTAGCTCTTTTACAGCGTTGACCAATAACCAAGTAATTTCTGTTGCATCAAAGCGTTTAATATCAATTTCTACTGAATCTTCTTTATTAAGTTTTGCTCTGTAAGTGTCAACCGATTCTGGCAATATGCTTAAAACTTCATCAGCAATAACACCTAAACCTTTAGTGCCAGAAGTTGTGCCACCTTTACCGTTATAAACCCAAGTCTTAGGGTTGATTTGAGTAAGAACATCTAAACCTTTATTAAACGCTGTAATATTGTCCTTTAAACGAACATCTGAAGGATTTGCCCAAGTTGTTCCTGAAGCCTTAGTAGCGGTAGCACCTGTAATTTCAAAATTACCGCTAGAAGTTAAAAAGGCTATATTAGAACCGACAGCAGCAAAAGTATATTGACCGCCAGAATAGTAAATACTGGTATTAGAAGTAAAGTTATAAGCAGGGGAAAGAACTAACCCAGAAAATGTTTTATCTCCTGTAATTGTTTGAGTGCCAGTAGTATAAACACCGTTAGTTACAGTTGCAGCGTTACCTGTAATGTTAATACCCCAGTTACCAGAAGCGCCTGTACCTGTTGGGCTAGGAGCATAAGTAGCAATGTTGCCTGTATTAATAACGGTAGTGCCACCAGCGTTATATGGGGTATACCCTAATGCGGTAGTAACATCACCAGAAGATAAAGTAACTACGCCTGTACGAGTATTAAAGCTAGTAACACCTGAAGATACGGCAGAAATAGCTGACTGTACAAACGCTGTAGTAGCTATCTTTGTAGAGTTATCAGAGCCTGGAGTTACTGTAGGAGCTGTACAAGTGCCTGTAAAAGTAGCACCAGCATTAGCACTTAAAGTAGTAAATTTTCCTGTAGATGGGCTAATGTTACCAATAGGAGTTCCGTCAATAGAACCACCAGTAATATTGGGGTTAGAAATTTGATAAATTGTAGCTACATCAGTAGCTGCCGTGCCGTTAGCTACACCTGTAATCTTGTTATTACCCATAGCTAATGGGCCTGTCATTGGAGTCTGACCATCCGCAGCTACAGAGCCAGTTAAGGCTGTGGCTACATCAGAAAAAGTAGTATTAGCCCAGTTAGAAGTGATTGTAGTACCTGTGACTACAGGGTTTCCTACTGGTAATACATAAGTACCGCTACCGTTTCTACTCATTTTCTATTCTCCGACTGATTTTTGAGCCGCAGGTGCAGCTAGATAAGGGGCTAATTCACGAATTGCATCTGCTAATTTTTTAGCGCTTTCTGGTCGCTTTCCTACAGCAGATGTAACCAAATTTCTTACACCTGGCATATATGGTGTAGCGGCAGCGCCAGCTAAACCAGCACCTAAAGTAGTTATTGTAGGAAACGCTTGATAAGCACCAGCACCGCCAGCACCAGCACCAGCTCCCAATAAAGCATTAACTAATGCACTTCTTCCAGCAGTACCAGAATCAGGTATTTTACTAGGCAATACTTGAACGCCAGCGTCTGTAAGGTCTTGCATTAATGCTTTTCCTGTAGCCGTAGCTCCTTTACCAGAAGATTCATCAGCAGCTTTTACTGCGGCTGCTAATTGACTAGGTGTAATCATTTCTTGTGTATTAGCCATAGAGCCAGCTCTGCGAATCCTTGCAAAATTAGCAAACGCTGTATTAATATTTCCTAATTCATCAGCAAATTCTGGATTACTTCTTTGTAAACCTTGCCTTACTTGGCCTAAAGCGTTTTTATAAGCATCATATACAAAAGCATCTGTGCCTCTACCACCTTTAAATGCAGAAGCTAGTTTATCTATATCTTGCTCAATAGCTTGATAAGATTTACCAGTAATTACTCCTTCATCAGGCGTATGTTTTTTAATAATTTCTTTAATGTTATCAACAACTACTTTACCTTCAGTTTTTGGTAAACCAGTTACAGCGTTAGGTAAATTATTAATACCTTTTATTAAATCTTGGTCAGGCACAAATTTCATTTTTGGTAATAAAGTATTGTAAGCATCACTAATTTGTGTCTTTACAGCCTCTACACCAGCACGACCTGTTTCTTTAGGCATTATGCCGCCAATAGGCTCTAAAGCTCGTTTGTATGCGGCTTTATTAAATTCTTCAATTCCTTTGGTGCGAGAATAATCAATAATATCGCCAAGTAACGGAACGCTAGTTAATTTATCTTCTATTTTTCTAAGTGCGCCACCCATCATTTGACCTGGGGTTAAATTAACACCTTCGCCAATTAACTTTTGAGCTGCTTCAGATAGTTTTGGAGCTACTATATTTCCTATTCCACGCCCAACAGCCGTTCCACCAACTCCACCCAATGCGCCCATGCTTAATTTTTGCGGTATTTCTTGAACCGCTTTTATACCACTAACGCCTGTTTCTGTAGGGGTTAATGCGCCAGTAGCGCCACCAATTGCTGCTCCTTGAATATAAGGGTTTGCCCTAGCAAAACTAGGAATCATGCCAGCGCCTTTCATTAAAGCGCCACCAGTTAATACTCCGCCACCAATTTGACCAGCTCCAAATGTCATTGGATTGGCTTCTTGAAAAGGCTTCATTTTATTCAAAACTAAATTAGACAATTCAGCAGGTTTGCCTCCCATATATTGACCAGCCGCCAATAATGGGTCGGTTATACCTTTTCCAGCACCAACAATAGCTGATTGATAAGCTGGAATTTCTCTTAGCGTTTGCGCTTGTGGCTGTGCAGCAGGTTGACCTTTTAAAGCCATCAATCCAGCATCAGACATTTTTGATAAATCATTGGCTTTTAAAGCCATCAAATCAGCGTCAGATAGTTGAGATAAATCCATTATCTTTTTCCTTGTCTGCGAGCAATTTCAGCATCAATAGCAGATTGGTTTGGCATTGAATTGTTACCAATAGGCTGCATTGGAGGAACTTCAAAATAAGGAACTAATTTAGCAGTTTCTTCATCAGAAGCCATATGTTTTAATTTGCGGTCATATTGCTGTTGTGTGTATTCGGCAGAGCGTTTTGCTGCATTAGCAAGTATTTTCAATTCTGTAGGAGTAAAGTTAATGTCACCAGAAATTGCTCTTTCAGCTAAATTACTTTCCTGCACTTGAATTGCGCCTTCACCTTTCATTTCTTTACGGCCTTGTAAGGTTAATTGAGCAAGACTTTGAATTCCAGTACGAGTATTTGCAATCTTTTCTTCTAATGTATTTCCACCAAATCCTGCTGTATTTGCTATTTGAGCAATACCTAGTCGAACATTTGCCCCTGAACCTGTATAAATTTTATTAGTATCTAAAGCTCTAGTTAAATTTGAAGCTGAATCATAAATTTTATTAGCAGCAAGAGTTTTTTCTTGTTCTTTTTCCATAATTGGGCCAACTCGTTCAGCAATAGATTTATTACCAACATAAGTAATATTTCTTCCAGCTGAAGCAGCTCCTTTAGATTCAACCAATTGTTTTGCCATAGCTCTTTGCTGGTCGTTCCATGTAGATGGATTGGCTGGCAATCCTCCAACGCTTATTGCATATTGAATGGCATCTGGAATGTCTGGAGTGCCTTCCATTTTAGTAACGCCGCCACCTAAACTTGTGCGAGTAAATATATCGCCTTTTTTAAGTGTAATTCCTTTTAATTCTTCTTTAGCAATATCACGCAAAATAGGATTATCAGTAGATAATGCAAAACGCAAAGCAGCAGCTTTGTCAGATTTTTCTAATTCGCCATATTGTTGTATTTGTTCAGCTTGTTTGCCACGCAATGCTTCAGCCAATTTAAGTTGTTTTTCATCTAAAGATTGGCTTAATCCTGTGCCAATCGCTGCTTTAGCTAAAGGCGCAATCTGTTGACTCCAAGATGGAGCTACATAATGACCACTAATCATTTGACCTTGTGGTTGCTCAGTAGCTTGAGTCATAAGCAATTCAGCAATCTTGCGCTGACGAGCTAAATCAGCAGTTTCAGGGGTTT